TGATTGTTCAGTGGCAGGTCACATCTTCTTTCCATGATCTCACCGGCCTTCACCGCATAGTTCAGCCCGCAACGTTCGCAGGCCATTTGGAAATCTGAAGGCTGAGGCGCGGCTCGATCGCAACAACAGGCTTAACCGAGCCAAGACACCATGTGCTACTGCATGAACTCAAGGGATAATTGTCGAACGGATTGTTCCGACTGATAACGCCATATGCTCGCATCGAATTCACGTCGAGAAATGGACAATAAGTCCGCCGCAAAGCTGAAAACTTCATTGAGATAATCGTAGCTGTCGTCCTCTAGCCCGGCGAGCTCGGCAAATCTCCGTATGTGGCGATCTACAGCGATGCAATCCACACCCACCAGGCAGGCCAAGTAATCAACGGTCTTTGGACCGACCCCTCTCACGTGCCGGATATCATTCCGAAAGCTCTTGTCGCGGAGCGCTCTGCTCAGCTCGGATGTACAGTTAACTTCCGCCTCGGCCATAAAGGCGACCAGATTGTCAAAGCGCGAAACCTTTTCCCGATGCTCCCATTGCAGAAACTTCGGGGTACCCTCCCGTTCGATCACCCCTATCAAGATGTTCATGGTTGTGGCGTGCGGGAAGGCCTTAAGAATCGAGGCAATGCGAGGCTTCACAACTTTCGCGTAGCTCAGCCCAGCTTGCAGGACCGAATCAGCAAGTACCGCGCCCATGTGCTGATATATTGGTCTGCATGAGACGCGCGATCCTAGAGCACCGGTCCGAACAGCATGGTCGGCAACGCGCCGGGCGGCATATAGAACGTCTGAATTGTGCAGGTTTTCAGCCACTTCTACGTATCCTATTCATGCGATGCCAGCTTCCGCCAAGGCTTTCAGCCTCTCTACGCAGTTGGGGCAGGCCCCGCAAGGAAAGGAACTCGACGCCTGACAGGAGAAGGTTCGGCCGATAGGGACCCCCAGTTTCAGGGCTTGTCGGACGACATCGGCCTTGGTCTTCTCGCGGAAGGGCGCATGGAAGCGAACGGCACCGACACCACGGGAAAGCTCTTCAAGGCTGTTCATGAACTCGGTGCTGCAATCTATCTCCTTGGCATGATTGCTGTTAATGAAGCCCGAATACACGTTGAGGATCCGAAGCGTCTGGGCGCGAGCCGCGGCCACAGCGAAGAACAGCATCGTCCGGTACGGGAGATACAGGTCATCATCGGAGACGGCTTCCTTCCAAAGGTCCGCTTCCACGATCATCCGTGATGGTGAGCCCCTGAAGATGTCCGAGATATCCAGTCGCTCTGGCGGCATCGCCTCCCGCGGGAGGACTTCCTGTACCTTCGCCCATTCTGTCTCGGCACAGTGTTGGCCGTAATCGAAGAAGATGGGGTGAACTTCGGTCCCTTCGTTGACAAGCAAATAGCAGACCGTCGTTGAGTCGAGTCCGCCAGAGACCATGACAACAGCCTGCTTCATGAGCGCATCACCCTTAGTCTCGACATGATTTCGAAGAGGCCGTTTAGGCAGCTATCGAGCTTGTCCGAATAGACCGTGCTACCCGCCATCACCATGGTGTTGGTATTCTCCTTTAGCGGATCAAACGCGATCACAGGCTTATGGAGTGCAAGAGCCAGTCCAATTTCAACGAGCGTGCCAGGATCGCGCTCCAGAGGCAGTGCAAAAACAAGATCACACTCCTTGAGAAGGCCCAAATCACCCAGATACGCGGCTCGCATTTCATGCATCGAGCTTTGTGGTGATAGCTCTCCGTTCTCTTGTACCGGGCGGCGAAGCCGAAAATTATGGTAGGCGAGCGCTCGAATTGCTTCTTCGAGGTGCGTGCGGTCGACGTAGGAAAAATCGGGAGCGGCGAAGTATATCTGAAAGGCAGGCCGTGCATGCCAGGGCAGAACTGTTCCGCCTAGGCAACGCATTTGTTCGACGGAGAGCGCGAGGCTGCGTTGGACATCTCTTTTGAAGTCATCCGGGAAGGTCGTCTGCGCATAGCACGTCGCAGCGCGAGCGGCCTTCCATCCGGCATCAAAGATGGAGCCCTCTAGCATGAAAGCGAAAACCGCTGAATACACATCACCGACACCGACCGAGTTGATGGTTTCGCCGAGGAGCGCCGGGATCTCGTCGACATTGTCACCACGAAGATCGAACACACGGCTGCCGCCGCGATTTTCCTTCAGAAGAATGGCTCGCGGCGACAGATCGCGCAGATCAGCCAGCAGGTTGGACATGTCCTCCGACGCTTTCTCCAGGAACATTGGAGACGATGTAGAAGTCACTACGGCGGCAATGTTTCCCTTGAACGATGAGAGCGATTGAAGGTCTGGGAGATCATAGGCGATATCGAAGCTCGCCTGAACATCCTCGGCAAGTCGGGATCTCAGGACCGTAAGATCGTACTTTCCAGGGAAAATCAGACAGGTTTTGAAGGTCTTTAGTGCGTCAACCTCACCGCGGTATTCGACGGATTTTTCGTCCCTCAGGATGTCTTGATAGGCTTGGTCGGCGAGTTCGGTCGCATCGCCAATCGCCATGACGTTGGGCGCGCCCTTGACCTCTGCCAGCCAGATGAATTCGATGCATCCCAAGCGTTCGAGGTAGGCTCGCGCCTGATCGACCAGATAGCCGGGGCATGCAGCGGCCACGGAAAAGTTCGCGTCTATTGCCCACAGCCCGCGGGCCGCGTGAACGATGCCGCCGAGCCGTAGCTTACTTTCAGCACCTACCTTCGGCAGGGTGAAGTCTACATAGACCTCGCCGACCAACAGTAGGTCTTGCCTAGGACTCATGGCGTCCGCGGCGCGAAGTCCACGTTGACCGACGCAACGGGAGCCGATGTCGAGGAGTTGACGCGCCCTTCATAGGTGAATCCCGCAGCCATACAGTCTGCGAGATAGTTCAAGCTGGTTGGCAGCGCTCCAACGGTTTGGCCGCTCGCGTCGACGGCGAATAATCGGCCTCGCTGCTCTATGGTTAGCGCTGTATTGGCCGGAGGAACGCCGCCGCTTGCGGAAAAATAGTCACACTGCTCAACCTCTTCGAGGGCGCAGGAAAATGCCCGGGCGCACCGATCTTCCCCACTCGCGCCGCCACCCCCGGCGCCCTCGCCCCCCTCTTTGGGGCGCGAGCCAGGGTAGTCCGAGAAGCTTCCAGAGCCAGTGCTACCCATACCATCCCTCAAATCAGCATATTGAATTCCCGCGATGGTCTTTCAGTTGATCCGGCGTTGCAAGCTATAATTGTAGGCCTTGAAGCGCGCGACGACAAAGGCGCGAGGGTTCCCATCTCGGCGCACTTGCCTCAAAACTAGGGAAGATGGTGGCTACGAATCCAGTGGCTTTTTAACAGGCCCCGGCCCGCCTTGCGCCATAGGTCGCTTCGCTGCGGGTGTATTGGTCGCCAGCGCTGGATGACAGTTGCTCGATCAGCCCGCTGCAGGAAAAGCCCATCATATCGAGATAACTCTCGGCGGCCCGCGCGGCTTGCTCGTTCCAGTCCACCGACAGGCTGTCCACGGCAGCCATTGCGTCGGCCCGGCTGTAGCCATCGCCCGCGCTCGATGACAATTGCCGGATCAGGCCCGCGCGCGAAAAGGGCATGAAACTCAAGTAGCTGTTCGCAGACCGAACAGCGTTCCTTTGGACGCGGGTCAGGCTTTGGGGAACGGTCGCCGGGGGTGGGCTGGGCGGAGCTGCTACGGTGGTGTGGCGCGTGCCTACGCTGGCGCCACCGCTGACAACGCCAGCACGCCGGATTGTCGGCGGCACTGCCGGCGCCGGACGCTCCTGCTCGACGGGCGCAACTTGGGCTACGGCTCGCTGCTCGGCTGGCGCAGCTTCTGTTGACAATTCCCGCACCTCGACTTGGCGGACAATGGAGCGCGGTGTCTCGGTGATGGAAGAAACGTGTTGAATCGAGGAAGGAACAGGACGGTCAAAGGTGGCGCCTATTCCAACGAAACCGGCCACCAGGGCGCAGAAAGATAGCCCCGCCAGTTTCGAGGCATGCCCACGGCTAGTGAAGGGGCCGAAGGGGACCAGAACGCCAATCAGCGAGAAGGCAGTCGCCACCGTCGCGATCAAGAAAACGAAAAGAAAGAGATACGGGAGCACGGGCACCCTCCTACGGCGTTGAGTTCGGCTCAGGCCGAGGTTTCGATGATCACCTTGGTGCCGCGCGTCAACAGCACGAACAGGCCCAGAATGGCGGCGATGAAGAACCACAGGCTGATGAGCATTCCAGCGCCGATGGCCGTCCCCGCGGCATGGGCCCCACGATATAGATCATCGGTATACTGGGCGTTGTCGGCCGCGCCCTGGCCAATCGCACCAAAGACCGCCACGGCCATAAGGGCGTTGAACGCCCAGAATATGATCAAGAAAATCCATCCGAAAAAGCCGCGCTTGCGTTTCTCGGTGCGAACAATCGTCGCCATGACCATACCTCCAACAGTGTCTGACGGAGGCAGCTATCCTCAAAAAAACGGCAAAAGCTGGGCCTATGCAAGGCGGCGCGGCGTTGCTGGCGGAATCATCCAAGGGCCTATTCCCCGGAAACGGTCACCGGCCGGGCGCCTCACGGTTGACGCGACACGGCGGGCTTCTTCATTCCACCTTGCGCACATACTCGGGCGGGATGCTGAACTTCACCGGTGCCGCCCATGCCAGCCGCACGCCATGCATGTTCTCGGCCTCGGGGTTCAGCGAGATCAGGCTGAACGTTCCCTCCTCGATCCCGGTCCGGATCACCTTGACCCAGGCTCGGCCGGTGGTGTCCTCGCAGACGCAGATCTTGCCGATCGCCTCGGTCGGGACGCCCACGGTGTCGCGGCTATAGAGTAGCACGGTACCCGGTTGGTAAACCGGGACCATGCTGTCGCCCTCGACCTCGACAGCCACAATGCCACGCGAGCTGATTCCTTCGGGGACGGCGACGCGGTAGAGCCCGTCACCCTTCTCGTAGGCGTCCACGAGATCGACTTTCGCGCCCGCACCGACGCGACCAGCTACGGCGACGGCAGGTGAGCCATCTTCTGGGAGCCGGTAGCCAAGATGGCGGCGAATGGCATCGACCTCGGCTGCGGCGAACCTGCGCCGCCCCTTGACCACATTGGTGAACTGCTGCTCGGTCATACCAGCGACAGCGGCGAGGTCCCGCTGCGTCAGGTTCCTCTCAGCCATCTGCCGCCGTAGCCACGTCATATCCATCCTTCCTGAGTATTTCGAAAATCGATACATGGTAATTCCTAAAAGCGATAGAAGGGGCTTGACGCAGAACTATTGATTTTCGATAGTCTCGCCATGGCCCAAGATACCGTCTCCCCCGTCGCGGCACGCGTCATTGAAAAATGCGGTGGCGTAGCAAACACGGCGCGTCTCGCAAGGCGTGCCGTTCCGAGTGTCCACAAATGGCGGCACCCGAAGAGCAAAGGTGGCACCGGCGGGCTGATCCCCGCCGACGCACAGGCCTCCCTTATGGCGGCGGCCAGACGCGGAGAAGCGGCGTTGGAGCCAGAAGATTTCTTCGATGCTCCTGTCCCCTCGCAAGGCGAGGACGCGGCATGACGCGGGTCATCTTCTCGTCTGTGCTCTCTGTCGCCCTGATCTACACCATCGGCGCCATCATCTCGTGGAGCATCAACCCCGCGGAATGGTGGTGGGGCGTGCGGCTGCTGGTGGTGGTCTGGGCCTCGTTCGCGCTGGCCCGTATCTGGAAATCCCGCGCATGAGCGCGCCTGCCTTCAATCGTGACCGCACCAACCTCGGCGAGACGGCGATCCCGCAATGGGAGCCGGACCGGGCGCGGTATCGTGTGGCGCTCCACGCCTCGCGTGAGGGCTGGGACGCTGCATCGTCACTAGCGCTGGTCGAGGCGATCTGCGCGCCGGGCGGCGGGCTGCATCGTGCGGTTCGCGCCACGGGCCGTAGCCGCAACGACTGCCTCGCCCAGTGGTTCCGCCTGATGCCCGAGACGTATCGCGGCGGAATCGACAACCAGAAGCTGTTGCTGGCCATGCTGCGCGAGGCGGTGGCCAATGACGCGGCCCTCCCGCCGCGCCACCCGGCTACGACGATCGGGGAGTGACGCGATGACCGATTTCCTGGGCGGCACCATCCGGCGCAACGGCGACTTTGCCGAGATACGCATCCCCATGTCCGAGGTGCACAGCCTGCGCGTCGCCTTGCAGCCGTGCCCCTGCAAGGGCTCGAAGTCGGTGGCGACCGCGTCGATCAGGGAGGCGCTGGACAAGGGATTGGGGCGTCTGCAGGCGAGGCCGATGCACCGCCCATGAACAGCTTTGTTGCCATCGCCCGCGTCGCGGGCTGCACCGCCGCACTGCGGCATTCATAGGAGAAGCGCATGAAGAAGAACAAGACGCCCGAGGTCGAGGCCGAGGTCGAAGACGCCGCCGTGCCCGAGGTGGAGGCCCTGCCCGAAACCGAGGTGCTGCCCGAGATCGACAGCGCCATCGACGCGGCGACGTTGTCCGGTGATCTGCGCGATGCGATGCTGACGCGGTTCCGGCTGCTGAAGCGGCCGTTCAGCGAGCTGTCGGAGCAGGAGCAGACCGAGGTTGCCAATGGGCTCGACCTGGCCGCACGCGACCTCGTCCGGAAGACGGTGCGCGAAGTAACCAAGACCGACTTCGAGCATGTCGTCATCACGCTGGGCGAGGTGAAGATCAAAGGCGAGAAGGGGATCGAGGCCAAGATCACCTGCCCGAACATCGAGCATAACCGATCCATCCTTGGCGAGCACGTCGGCGACATGGTGACGCTGGTCATGATCGACAGCGAGCGCTTCCTCGCCGAGCGGGGCCCGGCAGCGGTCGACAAGGACCAGGGTGAGCTCGAGATCCCGGGTGACTTCCCCGAGCGCTCGGAAGAGGGCGACGAAGAGCCGGCCACCCAAGAGCCCGAGGCCGCCTGACCATGCTCGACCTGGAACCACCTGTCTCGCTTGCCCTGCCGGGGCCGATCAGCACCAACAACCTGTTCCGCAACGTGCCGGGCAAGGGGCGGGTGGTTTCTGCCGAGTATGCGGCATGGAAAGCAACGACGCGTGACGCGATCCAAGCCAACCGGCCGCCGCGGTTCACCCTGCCGGTGACCATCACTCTTTTCGTCGGGGAGAAGGGCGTCGGCCGGATGGACAGCGACAATACAGCGAAAGCCTATGTCGACGCGCTGGTGAAGGCGCGGGTGATCCCCGACGACAGCCGGAAGTGGGTTCGCGGGATCGCGGTCGCCTGGGTGCCCGGCATGGCCGGCGCCGTGGCAGAGATCCGAGTTGCACGCCGGCCGCCAGTCGCCGCGGACGTAATCGCCCGCGTGGCCAAAGGGCTGCGGGAGCTGCTGAGATGAGCGGGAAGCGTGGAAAGCAGATCACCATCGCCCAGTTCCGCCGGCTCTGGGATGACCTCTCCCTCAGCCAAGGCGACATCGGGGCGATGCTCGGGATCTCCGAGCAGGCGGTCAACCTGCGCGCCAGGAAGCGCGGCTTCCCGCGGCGCGGCTTTCCCCTAGAGAAGATTTGCAAGCCGGTCGATCGCGAGGTCTTCGCTCGAATGTGGGCCGGCGGTGTGCGGAATGCTGACATTGCCCGGCATTTCTTTGTCTCGATCCACAGCGTGCGGCACTACCGCGACCGCTTTGGGCTGCCGAGCCGGGGGCGCTGCGGAAAGGCCAATCGTACACCGCTGACCGAGTTTCTCGATGCTGAGGCCGCCGCGGCGATGAACGCACAGGCAAAGGCTGAACGTGTCGCGGCCGACCAACGGGCTCGCCGCGAGGCCGCCTGGTTGAGGAGGGCGGCATGACCGCGCAATCGGCCAAGGCGCTGTTCCGCGCGACGCGGCGCAAACCTTACGGTGACCCCCAGCGCTTCAGACTTATCGGGAGCGCATGCTGGCGGACGCTCGAACGAGGTGACTTCTGATGGGCTTCAACGCCAAGGCTGCCCGCGCCAAGCGGCCTTGCCCCATTTGGGTGGACGCGTTCCAGCGCGACACCCAGCACTTGGCCGTCGACGAGATCGGCGCCTACTTCCTGATCCTCATGGCCATGTGGACGCGGGAGAGCTGTGACTTCCCCGACGATGACAATCGGCTTGCAAGGGTCGCCAGGGTGTCGTCACGCCTCTGGAAGTCGCGCATCGGACCGGTCATCCGCGAGTTCTTAAGCGTCGAGGACGGAGCCGTGATTTCGAAGCGACTGAGGGAGGAAGCGGCCTACGTCGAAGGTGAAGTACAGAAGCAGTCCGACAGAAAAAGAGGGACTTACGCGAAACCTCAGGAAAGCAGTGAAAGCCACGGTGAAAACGACGAAAAACTCCGTAGGCTATTGAAAAGTAATGATGCAGCCCGTTCCGCGGACATATCCACGGATGCGCCCACGGATAATCCGCGGAACTATCCTTCCCAACAACCCAACAACCCAACAACCCAACAGTAGATGATGGTGGTGGTGGTAGCGCGCAGGCGCCCACGCGCGAGGCGCCCCCCGGTTTTCGAGAGCAAATCCTGACCGCCTGCGGCGTCGGGCCGGACGGCCTGGTCGGGGCCAGTGGGCGCATCCTCGGCCGCCGCGAGGAGATGGTCGAGCTCTGGCGGGAGATGGACGCCCACGGCGTCGGCGAGGCCGATGTGCTCGTGCTGGTCGAGGAGGCAATGCGGGCCAAGAACGCCGGGCGGGAGCCGGGGCCGCCCAGCAACCTGCGGTTCTTCCTCCCGTCGATCCGTCGGTTCGCAGCCGCGTCCCGAGCCGAGGTGGCGCCGTTGCCCATCCCCTCGCCCGGGGGCGCCGCAGCCGGCGGGGCGCGGAGCCAGCGCAGGCAGGACGCCGAGGAACGGGAGCGGCGCATCGTCGATGCCGCGGTGCACGGGACAGCAAAGGGATTCGGGTGATGAACGAGATCGACAGGCCGATGGGCTTCCATGCCCTGACCGACGCGCAGAAGGCCGCGCACCGAGGCAAGATTGCGATCCGCGTCCGATCGATCCTTGGCCAATTCTGGCGCGACGATGTGCCGGATGCCGTTGAGGCGATGGAACGCGAGGCTTGGGTCGCCACGCTGGAAACGCTCAGTCACGACGAGCTGCTGGCCGCATGGGTCCTGTATCAGCGCCAGGGACCGCGCAGCGAGAGGGGAATCCTGATCAAGCCTGACGCCGGCGCCCTATATCGAATCGCGATGGAGGCCCGGCCCAGGCCGGCGCTGCGTTCGATCCCGGCCAGGGCAGAAGCCCCCAGATCCAAAATTGCCCCCCATCGCGTGACCGAGATCATGGCCGAGGTCTACGGCAACGACCGGGCTGGCGAGGGTTTGCTGACGCCAAAGCCGAAGCGGTTCGGGGGCGAGTGATGGCTTACGCGCCCAGTGCTTTCCGCAGCGCCTCATTCACGAACGCGCTCTTGTTCTCGATCTCGTCGAGCTTCGCGGCAATCTCGGGATCGATCATGAAGTTCTGCCGGACCTTGCGCTCACCGGGCAACATGGCCGGGCGCCCGCGTTTCGCTTGCTTCGCCCAGGCGTCATCGAGTTCCGTCGCATCGCCTTCCGGGGTGATGTATGATTTACGCTTCATCGTAGATCCTTTGTTCGCGCTTGTTCGCCTTGCGCAGGCTGATCAGGCGGATGGTTTCCCGCATGGTCCAGACCGCCACATAGAGCCGGTTGTCGATCTCGCCGAGGGAGACGAACCGGCGCTCGCCATAGTCGCCCCGGGCGTCTTCGCGGGTCAGGGCGCTTTCCCAGTCAAAGCCCTCGATCAGGTCGAAGGAGACACCGTGCTTGGCGCGGTTGCTTTGATCTTTGGCGTCATCCCATTCCATAGATATTTTATACACACATTTAATTGGGCGGTCAATAATGGTGTGTATAAAAAACATGGCGAGGAGGGGCGATCGCACCCCACTCCCACAATCGCAAAACGCGCGAGGGGCAAATGAGCAAGGAAAAGATGGAAGCCCAGATCGACAAGTTGGCCGCCTGGCACAGGAGCAGGAAGCGAGGGAACCCTCTGGGCCGCGGCAAGGCAAAGGCCGTGAAGCTAGTCCCGGTCCCCACGGGATGGGACGAGGGCGCCAAGGGTCTTGCGAACCAGACCGGCCTGCGTATCGAGCCCGCCACGGATTTCGACCCGTCAACCGGCAAGGAGTCGCCGAACCCGAATGGTGTAAAACGCCGGCGTCGCGACGGCTGGCTCACGCGCTACCAGAAGGCGGGGAAGCTGACGGTGCAGCAGGAAGCGGCGGGGATCAAGCTGCGGATGGCGTCCGAGGGCATGCGTGAGCGCGACCCCCTCGCTGCCCTGCGGATCGACCGGGCTGCGGGCCAGTCGGACCCCGAAGCGGCCCGCGTGGACGGCCGCGCCTATTTCCGCTCCCTCTGGGCCGGGGTTCCAAAGGCATGTCGGCCGGTGATCGAACGTGTGGTGCTGGACGACAGGCCGATCCCGGACGGGAACATGGCGCAGCGTGAACGCTACATGCAGAGACTGCGCGACGGGCTCGACGCTATCCCTTGACAGGCGGGCGCAAGAGTTGTTCTGTGACCTTATCGCGAGAGGTTCGCGCAATTGACACCCCGCCCGGTTCGCCGCGCGGGGTTTTGCTTTTCAGGACAGTGGAGGGACATATGGCCGACCCAGCCAAAGGGCCGGGCGGCAAGCTGACGCCGAAGCAGGCCCGGTTCGTCACGGAATACCTGATCGACCTGAACGCCACGCAGGCCGCCATCAGGGCTGGCTACAGCGAGAAGACGGCCTATTCATCGGGCCAGCGGCTGTTGAAGCATGTTGAAGTGGTGCGCGCGCTGTCGGCAGCACAATCCACTCGCTCTGAGCGGGTCAAGGTCGATTCCGACTGGGTGCTGTCCAGGCTAGCGTTGGAGGCCGAAGCGGATCTTGCCGACCTGTATGATGACAGCGGCGCCCTGAAGCCGGTGCGGGACTGGCCGCTGATCTGGCGCCAGGGTTTGGTGGCCGGCGTCGAAGCGATCGAGGAATTCGAGACGATCGACGGCGAGCGGCGGACCATCGGTATGGTGCGCAAGATCAAGCTCTCCGACCGGATCAAGCGGATCGAGCTGATCGGCAAGCACGTCGATGTGCAGGCGTTCAAGGACCAGGTCGAGCACAAGGGCGGAATCAACCTCATCGTTAGCCAGGACGACGCCGAACTGTGAGCGCGCGGCTCACGCCGAAGCAGCGCGAGGCGAACAAGCTGCTCGCGGGTCCTGCGCGCAACATCATGCTTCGGGGCGGGTCACGGTCAGGAAAGACTTTCATCCTGGTCCGTGCGATCGTGCAGCGGGCCATCAACGCGCCGGAATCGCGGCATGTCATTTTCCGGTTCCGGTTCAACCACGCAAAGACCTCGGTCTGGTCGGACACGCTGCCAAAGGTGCTGAAGCTGTGCTTCCCCGGTCTCGCGGTGCGCTTCGACAAGACCGATTTCTACGTCGACCTGCCCAACGGGTCGCAGATCTGGATCGCGGGTCTGGACGACAAGGACCGGGTCGAGAAGATCCTTGGCCAGGAATACGCCACGCTCTACTTCAACGAGAGCAGCCAGATCCCGTGGGGCTCGGTCGAGACGGCAATGTCCAGGCTTGCGCAGAAATGTGGGTTGGCACCGGAAATAGCGGCGGCCACCGGCCGGTCGCTGTTGGCGCTCAAGGCCTATTTCGACTGCAATCCGCCGTCCAAGCTGCATTGGAGCTACCAGCTGTTCCGGGCCCAGGTGAAGCCTGGCACCAAGGAGGCCCTGCCGAACCCCGCCGACTATGCCGAGATGAGGGTCAACCCGGCAGACAACGCCGAGAATCTGCCCGAGGAGTATTTCGCGGTGCTGGGGTCGATGTCGGCGGCCAAGCGGCTTCGCTTCGAGGCGGGCGAGTGGGCCAGCGAGGTGAACGGTGCGCTCTGGGCGATGGAGGATCGCAAGGCACCCGATGGCAAGGTCATGCCGGGGCTGGACAGCCTGCGGGTGGCCAAGACGCCGGAACTGCGCCGCATCGTGGTCGCGGTCGACCCGTCCGGGACGCGGGGCGACGGCGGGGGCGACGATATCGGCATCGTGGTGGCCGGCCTCGGTTTCGACGGGCACGGCTACATCCTCGAGGATGCGACCTGTCAGATGTCGCCCGAGGGATGGGGCCGGCGGGCGGTGGAACGCTACCACGCGCACGGCGCTGATCGTGTCGTGGCGGAGAGGAACTTCGGTGGCGACATGGTGCGCTTCACCGTAGCGACGGCAGACAAGAAGGTGGCCTTCAAAGAGGTCAGCGCATCGCGAGGCAAGGCAGTTCGGGCTGAGCCGATCAGCGCGCTCTATGAGCAGGGCAAGGTGCACCACGTCGGAACTTTCCCGGACCTCGAAGACCAGCTGGTGAACTTCACCGCCTCGGGTTTCGTCGGCGACGGTTCGCCCGACCGCGCCGACGCGCTGGTGTGGGCGCTGACTGAACTGATGCTGGAGCAATCCGGCAAACGGGCAGGAGTCCTGTGGTGATCGATATTCGCGCTGCCCTCGGGCGGCTTCAGGCCGGGCGCCGCCGCGACTTCTGGCGTGTCTTCGGCTATCCGCAAACCATCGGCGCAGAGGACTACTGGCGGGCATGGCGGCGCAACGGGCTGGCCCGGCGTGTCATCATCGCCTACCCGGACGCCTGCTGGCGCCTGTCGCCTGTGGTGCAGGATGAGCAAGGCAGCAGCCCCAAGCCGGGGCAGGACGATTACAGCGCCTTCACCGGCGCGTGGGAGGACCTGAACGACCGCCACCGGGTGCTGCACTACCTCCACCGCGCTGACCGGCTGGCAGGCGTTGGACATTTCGGCCTGCTGGTGCTGGGTTTCGAGGGGGGCGACCCGCTGGATGCGCCCATGACCGGGCAGGCCCCGCTGGCCTATCTCGCGCCCTACGCCGAAAGGTCGGTGAAGGTCGATCTGTGGGACGCAGACCCGTCAAGCCCGCGCTATGGCCTGCCAGAAATGTTGCCTTCCATTGAGAACT